ATCATCTGTTCCTTCTACAATTAATGCACCTAGTCGGCCTTCATTCTTACCTGTGCCTTCTTCGGTGCCCACTACTGTTAAACTAACTTCAATGTAGGGCTTTTGTTTTAACCATGCCACTGAACGTTTAGTTTCGTATGGTGCGTCGGGATCTTTAATCATAATTCCTTCGTAACCGCCTGCGATTGCTTGTGCATTAATTTCCTTGAACTTGGCCTGGTGCTCGGGGTTTTCTAAGTCTAATAACACTTGCCCAACAATATCTACGTTAGGCATATGATCGGCTAAAGGGGTAAACCACTGCTTTAACCAAGTACTACGTTCAATTTGTGTACGTGAGCTTAGTCCTGCTTGAAAATCTTTAAGTGTAAGGATGTCAAACAAGTTAAGCACAGCATCGTTGCTTTCAACATCGCTCTTACGATGCACTTGTTTCATTAGGTCCTGGAACGAACTTGACATTACTTCGCCATCTAAGACCATTGGCTCTTGAAAGAAGATAGCGTGTTTGCTAATTTGTTTTGCAATATGCGGAAAATTTACCAGCTCTTTACCATTGCGACTATACTGATCAACATTCCCATTTGGATAGACGATAGTAATAACACGAACTCCATCCAACTTAACTTCCACCAGCTTTTGGCCTGAGACTTTGCTTTCATGATTAGCACCATCGTGAGCAAGTTGGCAACTAAAAACAGGTATAGTATAATTTCCATTTATTTTTCCAGCTATTTTATTAACGGTTGTATCACTAGTGCCGCAACGCATATCCTTAATAAGAATACGTCGATACCATTGGTTCCACTCATCTGCACGTGCATTCATACGCAAATAATTGATTGCAACTTGAGCGGCATTGCCCGTTACTTGCCGCGAGCTAAGTGAGTCTGCCATTTTCCAAAACGATTCTGCACTAATACCGCGCCCGTCGCCTGTCTTTTCTTCTACCTTCTTAACACCAAAGGTGACCATAGCATCATAAGCGGCGCGAAAGCCACGGAACAATTCATCATTGCCCGCTTCTGCTTCACGCTTAATGACAGCTTCTTTAGCAAGACGACTGTTGTCTGCTTCGAGTTCTGCAATAACTTCCCATGGTTTAAGCATTTTGTTCCTTATTATTCACTATACAACTATTATAACATTTTGGGAATTAATGGTCTACCGCTTTTTTATGGGGTTCTAAGCCCGTAGCTTCAACGCCCCCTTTGTACCAGGTGGTAACTTCGTCCTCGTTTTCAGCTTCATATTCAGCCATTGACTCACTAATACCAAATTGTTCGTCTAACTCTTGTGGTAATTCATTGATAACATCTTGGCTATCCATATCAGACAAATCAAAGTCAGTAACACCATATTCATCGTAAATGCCAGCAAATGCACATCCAGGTTCATACCAAGTTGCATAGATACGGAATCCTTGATCTTCTAACTTTTCATAGGCCGCAATTGGTGGACTCCACGCACTATCAAAGTAAGCAATAAACTCGTGATCGTCCCAGGTGTTAATACCATTACCATCACCTACGTCCCATTTGGTTCCCCATTCATTGACACACCAATCGTACCAGGAGTTATATCCAAACTCGGCCTTGTTCTTGGCACGAATAGCATCGTACTTCTTATGATCGTCGCCACCATATGACTCGCCGCCTTCGGTCAACAAACCTTCGGGGACGGGAATAAATGCTTGCAAGAAGTTACCTGTGGCAAATGCTTCTTTGGCACGTAGAATCATTGCAGGATCATCGTGTCCCAAGGTAATCATATTAGAGCAATAGTTAGGCATATTTTTTTCCTTAAAATGAATAATCTTTAGGTTCTTCTTTTTTGTTTAACTCATACCAGGTTGCCCATTTACTACGGCAACCATCGATATCCTTACACCAAGCCTTTACATTTTCATAGTTACCCCACGAGCCTTCGGGTGCGTTTTGCATAATCCACTGACCGATAACCCACAACATTTGACGATTACCTGTATCGGCTGTAGTTAATGCACGTTCCATATCTAAGGCCAGCATACTAGTAACAAAGCCACCTGGTTCCCAACCGCGAAGCAAATAGCCTTCGAGAGTTTCTTGTGTATGTCTAGGCACTTCCATACCCATGTGACCGGGAATCCTATTAAAATTCATTATGCCACTATCTTAGCTAATGCTTCATGCAAAGGAACAAACTCTTTGCGATGATCTTTAACATACCAAACACCGTGGTCATACAAGTAAAAGTATTCACAACCGCAACCCTCATAGTTATCAATAAAGTCCTTTTCGCTACCAAGACTCAGAAAAGGAGCATCTTCTTCACGGTCACGAGTGTAAAAAGTACACTCTGTAGCACAACCATCATTTAAGTATTCAGCTCGATTACCAAAGGCATGCTTCTCGCCGATGTCTGCACCAATCCCGGACATATCACCCATGGAGATCAACTTGTTTACTTTGATGCTATCTTGGTAGTAAGTATCAATGCATAGGCCAACATGCCCAACATAACCATCGTAATGACAATAGATGGCTTTAATACGATCACCGTGCTTGATACCGATTGCTGAACGTGTACTCATTGTGCTTTTTCCTCCACTGATTTAACATGCTTACATTCGCCACGGAACATAAACCCTGGGCATGTACATTTTAACATATTATCTGTTTTCTGGACAACATAAGTATCACCCTTACTACCTGTAAATTCCCACTTTTCTGATTTTACTTCGTCTAAGTTGATTTCACCTAGTTCTTTAACTTCTATAAAGGTTCTACGACGTTGATCAAAGTTCAACGGTTTCTTAAAGGTAACAGTATCGCCTGATCCGGCTTTGATATAACCATACATCTTGCTCTTATCAGTAGTCAACAAGTAAGTATGGTTTGGAGTTGGATGAGCCCAATCCCGGGTAGTTTCTTTGTAGAATTTCAATTACATGCTCCAGTAAGATTCACTAGCAGGTGACATGAATACTGGAGTGTTAATTGGTTCCATGAACTTCTTACCAGTCATGATGTTAGTACGTTCAATCATGTTAGTATCTACCAACATAACTTTCATTTGCTTTAGGTATTCATCTGAAGCGCACATACGGATACCGTTCTTGCCAGTAACTCGAATATCAATCCAAGGAATAGTTTGGCCTGCAGCATTTAGGTCCAGGACAATGTTTGTAATCTCACCAGTTAATTTACCAGCGGCACTAACCCAACTAATTTTGCTACCAATTTTTAAGTTCATTTACTGCTCCTTATTAATCACTATACAAACATTATAGCATTTTGGCCTTTTTGGATCAACCAAAATTTTACCCCGCAAAAAACCCCCATTTAAGGGGGTTTTAGGGTGTTGTTTTTAGACTACACTAAGTAGCTGTCCAAATCTGGCAACAAATACCCCGGGATATTGATATTATTGTTGATAATATAGTAAGGACTTGTGCATTTCTTTAATCCCACCTGAGTGCCAGCGTTACGTGATATATATTGATCGTTTATAGAGCTTAAGAACTGTTTATTAGTCCAACGCCAAGATTGAAAGTACTTGGGATTATAATCATTGATCCAATGGTCGCTTTTCCATAACATAGATCCTTTGGGTTTAGCGACCTGAAATGTATCTGGATTATAATCAGGACAACATACAATCTGATAGATGTGTTTATAGTAGGTGGAAATGTATTTTGTATCAGACCCTGTTAGCTTTAATTGTTTCATTTTTTCTAGGTTGTCTAAAATAAACTCAAGAATGTTGTGCGCCTGCATTACAGGAATCATTGGTGCGTTGGGGGACCAATAAAACATTTCTGTATTTCTGTCCGGGTCCTGAGCTCCGCCTAGATTATCAGTAAAATACGCATAAAAAGAATTGTTACTAATCCCGCATTTAATTTTATCATATCCGAGTACTACGCCTACACTCTTATTTTTTTCTATTTGGGCTTGTTCAAATTTTGATTTACGATTAAATCTAAAAAACGATAGCATCGACTGATAGTGATTACTTGCAAAGAAATCTGATTCAGATAGTTCTTGCTGAATACATTCTGAGTAATCATCAACTACTATATTAGTATTAGGATAGTTCTTTTTAATATAATCTAAGACAGGAACTACTGCGTATTCAAACTCACTGGATAAATTAGAAGAATCTTTATTGCTACTGTCGGGATCTTTGAATTTACGTTCAGCAAATGCCCAGCGTGTGAATATTTCATCAACGTGAATGCCATTACTTA